CGGTGAGGTCCGTAGCAATAAAACAAGTCACCAAAGGCTTCTAGTGTCAGATGAGGACCAGGTTGTGTGGGTGACATGTCATGAAAACATCCAGTGACTTTATTCTTGCCCACAATCACATCAAAGCCATAGATCGGCATAGGCTTTCGTGGATTGGCAAATGCCGCAATGTGCATCATCCACATGCCCTTCTCTTCTCGCATATCAATAATGGATATGTTGCCAAGATCCACATTTCTAGATGAGAAACGAATGTCAGTGTGAGGACCATTGATCGTAACTTCTGGTTTCCCGCAGAAACCTTCCATCATGATCTTGGCATAATCACTGAAATCTATAAATTTATCCCACATTAAAGTATGCACCAAGTTCTTTTGAAATGCCTATATGCCATTTAAACCCAGTCTTTACCTCTGATACAAAAGGTGTCCAGTGAGGAGAGTTGTATGATTCACAGACTTGTTGACGTATGTATTCACGACTGGCTTCAATGTCATTAAACTCATACATTGAAGCGGCTTCAGGATATCGTTTCTTCATGATCTGACCACCGAACATGAATCCCATATAGTTAAGATATATGTGTGGTCTTAAATCATCACATACTTTTTCCAGATAAGTCGTGTAAGCAAACGTGGTCTGAGGTGCGTCAGCAAAGGCTTCGTTAAGTTTGCCTATGTCTTCTTCTATGAGAGAGGTACGTCTCATATCAACAGGTACGTGAGGATCTAGAACTTCAAATATTTCCAGATTAGAACATAGATAGGTCGCTCGTTCGGCATTTGTTTGATTTCCCTCAAACATCCTCTTATTAAAAGGTAAAGATTCTAGCCGATCATGCAGTGTTTTCGTTGCGTCTCTGAGGTTGCTCATAATTTTTAATTAGTCTCATGCCATAATTGTTTATGCCTTTGGGTATATCTATACCTTCTTTAAAGATCAATGGCAATTTTTTAAATGGTTCATAGTTTACATGATGATGCCAACGACCGTAACGAAACACCATCTTTGCAACATCGGGATGCATATCAACAAGCATCTGTGACTTGGCTACTGTACCTGCCACGTTGTATCTATCTTTCACCTGCAATGTTTCATCTGCTTGAATAGCCACACCAGTTTCATTATCATAACCAATTTCTTTATGATAGAACTCTTCTGTGTTACCACCAGGTAGCGTCTGTGTTGCACCCTTGCCCTGTAGAAACGCATTGAACTGTACCGTACAGTCACCGTCTTTGAGTACACGGAGACAGATATCGGTGTCTTCATTATAGCGTCCTCTCCAACGATGCTTGCAATCATTCTCAATCAATAGACATGAGTAGATGCGAGTGTTTTTTACAAAGGGTGGATACTTCTGACTAGGCGCACAAAAGAATCTATATTGTGGTCCAGCAATCTTGACATTCGTATACCGATCAACAAAGTCTTCCATGATTTTAAAGCATACACCAGACTCAACACGAATCCGAATGTTTTCGTGCAAGCGATAGAAGTCAGAGATGTTATCGTCCATAACCCAGTGTCGTTTAGCACCGATACTCATACTATGATCCCAGCACCAGTTTCTCGCACGACCAGGACCATCACCATGATTGCTGAATGGTGCAACCAATAGCGTCACATACTCACGAATACCGAACGTATCTAAGCAAGCCTCATAGTTTGCTTCATCTTGTGGCTCAATAGCAATGTAATGAGGCACACACATTCTAGCAAGCGATCTAGAGGTGAACATTGATTCATGTCTGCCCTTACTAATAATGTATACCGGATACTTAGGATTGGTCATCTTCTACCCATCGCAATAATGAATTCTTGGTAATTTCGTTCTTGGGGTGCCAGATACTCTTGGTCTTTTTTGTACAGATCTGACCAATCTTATCTGCAAAGTCTTTATAATCCTCTTCACTCCGAAAATGGACATATAAAGTCTTGAATGGTTTTTGATCTTCTTGACTAAACGCTGGCATGCCAACCCAGTGTGCTTCAGCAGACTGAGGGTCAACGCCAGAAACTTCTAGACCAAAGGCGTCTAGACTAATCGGTGACATATCAACCTTGTCACCAATAAAGTTATCATAATCAGCCGATTCTTTTACGTTGTCTTTGCTCATATTTTTCTATTGTCTCCAATAACATAGTTGTCCAGTTGTCACGATTTTCTATCACTACTTGTGCACACGGCAAACCATCAGCGCCAGCATCTACCGCAATCACGGTAACGAGTTGGGTAATCGGCATGCCGGTGCGTTCTTCCCACATGATTGCGTAGGCTGTTTCTTGACAGAAATAGTTTTCAATGAACTTTCTTGGTTTAAGTTTTTTACTTGTTTTGTAGTCAATGATTGATGGTTTTCCATTAAACTCAGCAACACAGTCAACGCGACCAGCACATTTAAGATGATGAGAATATAACGGGATCTCTTGTCCATATACTTTACCTAATGACTTGTCCAGAACATCACGCACACTAGTTATAGATTGTATCACATCTGGGGTCTGTGTGTCAAGCAAATCTTTCCACTCAACATTATTAACATACTTTTCTAACGCTTCATGAACAGCAGTACCACGCCGTGATGCTCGTGTTGATACGCGATTGGCTTCTTCTTCACCAACGCGAGCGCGCCACTTTTGTATACTGTCTTCACTGAGTATACTTAGGATGGTTGTTATTGAGGGATATTTCTTGCCGTCAGGTGTGGAGTAGGTTCTACCAGTAGATAGAGTTTCTGCTATCAGATCGTCATAGCCAATCATCACTGGCTCATGAATGAATTTACCTTTTGTATTTTCTTTCAAGGGCGGCTAATCTCCTACGCTCTGCACGATTGGGTGGAATCTCTGCACCAGGATTGATGACTTGTTGATCCATACCACGACCATCGGATATATCTGATTCATCTTTGACGGTTTGTGCTTTAGTTAAGTTATCATTATACACCATTATTTCCATGTTGTCAAGCATAGGTATCTTTAATTTGTTATGGTTGTGGTGTAGAACAAACTTGGTATTAGGAAATTCACGAAAGATATCACGCCAAACAGGGCGCCAGTTGTTCAGCAGTCGGTAGTTGTTGTTTTGTGTTCTATCACTTGATAACACCAAATCTGTCACTGATCGCATGTTGAAGTCAAATAGGGTGTCAAATCCGTACATATGAACTTCATCTGCTTTCTTTTTATTAGCGGCATAGTGAACTGCCGCATGACCACAGTTAAAGTTTGTCGCATTGCCCGCATAAGAAGGTACATGAGTATAGAACTCTTTGACACATCGGGCATACTTCAGATAAAAATTACTTTGCTCATACATCCATATGCGAGGACGTGTGCCTAGTATCCAATCATAGGCATCTAATTTCACTGTGCCTTCGTTGAGTGCCATCATCATCTTGAAGTCAACCATCATCGTGCCGTAGGGCTTCTTGTCAACTTCAAAGGGCGGCATGTTGCACAACAACAGTTTACCTTCTTTTAACTTGCGTTGATTGTAATAGACTGCCTTGTCACCATTACCTAAAATATGCCAAATATTACTCATTGTACATTAGTTTCCTAATTTGCATGTTGCCCTTTTCGCCTGTCCAGTGCATTGCAACTTTATCCCAACTATCTTGTCCATCTATTAACTGAATACGCAACCAGTTATATTTGTTAGGAGCATCAGTGATATTCATAAGACGTTTCATAGGAGATTCTCTCACAATATCGTGCAACACTTCTTGATCGCCTACCTTTGGTGATTTTGTACAAGCCTCAGTCCAAGTCTTAAGTATATCAGGAACTCCACGAAATGCAACCACTCCGCTGTTGTGCCACGTCTCGCCTCGACGTTTAGACCAAGGCTTGTCTTCTACCATACAGAGTTTATTATTTTCTAGACAATCAAAGATACCACTCATATCACCAAGTATATGTATGTCAGTGTCTAACCAACAAGACTCATCATACAATTCGCCAATCATTTTCATTGTAGCCGGTTTATGAAACCAACCACCAGCAGATACTTTTGGCGCGTCGATGACTTGATGAAAACTACTAAAGAACGGTTGTCTTCGCATCTCTTTTGACACACCGAAGTCTACAAAGACCAAGGGCGTCTGATTATGCTTATTGAAATTCTTTGCAAACCACTCTAACTGCCACTCGGTGTTTTTGTCACACCCCGTAAAAAATACTCTAGACTTTGAGGAATTCATATTTGTTAGGATTCTTTTTGTAGTTGTACTTGGCAAGACAGCCAGTTTCATTTTGTATTGTAGTGAAAGTGTCTTTTGCAATCACAGGCCATGGATAAAATTCTTCTAACCAAGGGAATACAGCCTTCTGAAGAAATACGTCAGTTGCCATCGCATTCGTGGTTGCAGTCTCAATTAGAACCTTTGCCGCTTCTGGCTTAAGCATATAAGCATGAGCACCCGGAAAATAAGGTTTAGATGTAAGAGGATTTACACCAATCATACTGGGCTGTTCAAACTTACCGTAACTCGGTGCACCAATATTCATACAACCTTTAAAGATAGCAAACTTAGGTATCTCGTTAACAACAACCGCATCATGCTCAAAGATCACAAAGGTTTCTTTTCCTAATGCACACTGACTCCATAGCCGATAGTGTGATAGAAATGTTGCGATAACATTATCAGGTCTACTGCCAATATCATCCTTAAAATACTGATCGTTGATCCGTAATTTTCTCAAGAGTTCACGGGGGTTTGCTTGAGGTGTAATCGCGGGAAACAGTTCGGTACTCAGACCAAACTTTTCAGCGGATTTTTTACACCTCTCCGCAACAGACACCGACTGAGGTAAATCTTCAATTGTTATAACAAAGCCTTTCAAAATGGTCTATTTTTCCTTTTAATATCTTCTTCTATGCACTCTGTACCATACTGCACTTCTAGAATAGAGCATGGTTCATCAAAGGGATTACAGCCCTGATGCCACGTGCCTTTGGGTATGACACAAGACTCGTACTCTGAGTACGTTCTCTCGGACTTGCCCAACTTGTCTTCCAAAAATAATGTGAACTTGCCTTTGAGTACAAACCAGTGTTCGTTTCTCTTGCTATGCTTTTGAAAGGATAGCGCACCGCCCGGCTCAAGAACTAACTCTTTCACCTTAACATGAGGCTCTTTCTCTACAAGAATATGCCACCATCCCCAGTCTCTTTCATGAGTTTCGTTCAATGTCAGCCTCCACCATCATCGCAACAAGTCCACCAATTGGTGTCTTTGGTGTCCATCCTAGTTCTTTCACTGCCTTTGAGGGATCGCCTAGTAATACGTCCAACTCAGCAGGACGAATAAATGCAGGATCTTGATAGACATAAGGTGTCCAATCTTCTATGCCAACTTCCATAAACGCAAGATCTAGAAAATCTTTGATCGTGTACGTCACGCCTGTCGCAACAACAAAATCGTCAGGCTTGTCGTGTTGAAGCATACGCCACATTGCTTCTACATAATCACCACTAAAACCCCAGTCTCGCTTTGAGTCTAGATTGCCTAGTGATATCTTATCTTGAAGACCAAGAGATATTCTTGCAACACCGTCTGTGATCTTTCGTGTCACAAACTCTTTACCTCTGATAGGGCTTTCGTGATTAAACAGAATACCATTAGCGGCAAACATGTCGTAACTCTCACGATAGTTGACCATCATATTGTGAGCAAATGTTTTTGCAACACCGTAGGGCGAACGTGGTACAAAATTAGTCTCTTCAGTCTTTGGATCAGAGCCGCCACAATTGCCAAACATTTCAGAAGTACTTGCTTGATATACCTTTGTGTGTGGTGAAAAGTTCTTGATTGCTTCTAGTACATAGAGTACACCCATTGCATTTACATTAGACGTGTATACCGGTGTGTCCCAACTACTACCCACAAAACTCATTGCCGCGAGATTGTAGAACTCATCGGGTTGAATAGTTTTGATAACATTCTGTAGGCTTGTTTGATCTGTCATATCAGCATTCACAAACTCAATGCCTTTGACACCAAGCCAATCTAGATTACTACTTGATTGATTGACTCTCCTTGACGATATGCCGTACACGCTATATCCCTTAGACAATAGCAGTTTAGCAAGATAGGCTCCGTCTTGTCCATAGATGCCTGTGATACATGCTTTCTTCATTAGTAACCCTCGTGACTCTTGTACTCGTGGATATGTGAACCACTCACTTTGTTGATTAATCGTTTAACTTGTGCACGAAGATCATTGAGCATGTAGACCGACCGTGTGCTTTCTATAAATGCTGGACAAAAGTCTTGTTGACGTTCCATCTCACGATTAAAGTTCTCTACTTCCCAGATCTCTTCATTGATTGTCAGTAGAATGTTTTTATATCGGTCACACGACTGAGGCAGGTCTAGATTATTATACACTTCTTCTAACTCGTTCATTTCAGTTTCATCAAAATCTTTGATGTTTAAACTCTTAATGGTGAGAATGGTGTAACGATCAAGGAGATCGCCAATAGAGGTAGGGAGACTTACTTTCATAATTTATGACTCAGGTTCAAATTAACTGTATTAAATTTTACAGGACTTGGAGATATATATTCAATCTCTACGATGTGGTTATTGATAAAGAAATCAGACTGGTCAATGCCATGTTTGTCTGCCGCTTTCAATAGTTTCTTTGCGCCCTTCGGCGTTACAACATATGCGGCAGTGCCTGGCATCATCGCATGACCTTTATACACATTGTTTTTGTAGTATGTGAGAGGATAGTCAGAGGGCAATGATGTCGGTGTCAGACTTGCGGGTGGATTATAGCCACGCATTCTTACGAGTGAACCTAGCACCGATGGTGGTAAGAATGCATAGTCAACATTAAGAATCAAAACATCACCAGTAAATGACGGTGCAGGTCCAACGCAAATAGCATCTTGCTCTATGAATGCCATAGGTTGTTTTTTCTCTATAACTTTTCGCCACAGTCTTGCGTGATTGGTAAGACAAGACTTCTTTGTCAGATAAGATCGCTCGCCTTTTTGTTGAAAGCCAATGAGCCTACCACCTTTTATGCATTCAACGTCCCACTCTTTATCATCAAGGGTCTCGGGAGTAACTCCTTCAACCATCTCAACATTCCAACCATGCTTGTTAAAAGATGCGTATGCTTCATGCGCTTGAATCTCAGACTTTTCATGACCTTTCACATATATGATAGAGCCTTTCATTTCTCTGCCTTGAACTCCGATACACCTTCGTTGAAGTTACACCATTTTGCCATCCAATCCACATGATCTTGACCTGGTTTGCCATAGAACCAGATCTTATCGAACGGTAGAAACAGCCATGAGAAACAGAACATACCTGAATTGACACCCACAAAGCCTGAACTGTTTGCGACCAGATGGCTGATATTCGTAAGATCATACTTAGCAAAATCAGACGTTGCCTCACCACCTATCGTGATCAACTCATAGCCTTGATCTAGCCACTTCTTACGAATTTGTTTCTTCTGTGCAGGTATGGCTCGTCGTTTAGGATCAGTAGAGTCCCACTGCTCAACCATATACTTTTCAGGCAAATCATAATCCACTGGTGACGCTGGTAGCAGAGGTGATTTCTTGAGATAGGTGTGTAAATTGAAATCTCCCATGGGTGTTATTGCAACACTTTCAGTAAAGTAATATAACTGAGCACCGTACCCTTTGCCTGAAAGATATTGTTTCCACGGTCCGTCAGCCATAGCGCCGACATCATGCATAATCACTTCAACTTCGGGCACAAACTGTGCCATCTCTAGCCACTTCTCAATTCTACCATTTCGAGTATGCTCTCTGTTCAAGTGCAAACGAGTAGGTCCATGTTTCTTTACATAGTTGCCTAGCATTGCGACAACTAACGCTCGGTCTCCGAGACCTGGTGTTGTCCAGACTCGATTTGATCGTCTACTTAAAGCATTGACTGCTATATCATTCATTAAAATAATCCAAAAAAGCGCGGTTAATCGCTATGCCTGAATACACACCAGTGCCATTGTAAATGGTATGAAGATTGATGTCAAGTGGCATATAATTCCTATCTTTAAAATATTGCTTCCATTCTTTCTTTGTCCAACAAATAGTATGTGTTGAGTCTGCTCGTGAACATTCTAAAAAGTAATCATCATCTTCTTCGCGACGAATAGGTATTCTATACACCAACAGTTTAGTTTGTAGATTGACCATAAACCATTCCAAATCTTTTTCACTCATATGCTCTAGCACATCTAAAGCAAAGGTCACACCATGCACCGAGTCGTACAGTGGCTCTTTATTTACCTGGTGACCTCTGCTCTGGGCTTGTTCAACAGCCCAGTCAGAAATATCTACACCGTATAGATCATTATACCCTATTTCACGAAGCCCGTCAAGTAGTAATCCGACAGCACAGCCAAAATCTAAAATAGGACCTTTATCAAGATTATGAACCTTTAAATGTGACATGATCTCATCTGCTAGTTGAACATATCTTCCACCTCTCTTCATGTAGTCAATATAGTTAACTGTTTTAAAATACTCCTCATCAAAAGTCATGCGAAATTCCTATCATCATAATCCATGGGCTGTGCTACTGTATGCAATAAACGATTGTTGTTATAATATAAACAAGTAGAACACGCATCTTTCCAACCACCATCTCCTGCGCCACGTATCTCGTAAGGCACACCGGTAATCGCATACATTTGATTACACTTTTCCCAGATTGTTATCACGTCTTCTATATTACCTAGGCTAAAATCTAAATCATATGTTCGGTGTTCTAGTACGTGACTCGTGCACACATACACTTGATAGTCACCACCATCTGGATGTGGTGCAATATAAGGACGTGTCAACCCAACATAGCATCCCGCATCAAATGCATGAGTGTCACCCCAAATATCTTTGATGAAAAATTTGTCAAGAGTATTCATCTCATCAATCACGGGTTTGAACTTGTTCTGAACTTCTATCTGTGCACCCTCGATCAATGCATTACCCGCGATGCGACAGAACTTTACTTCAGGATTGAGTTCGATGACCTTTGCTATACGTTGAATTGTTTCGGGTGTTGTGCCTTTGTAAACACGACCGGTGCGTGATAACACATCGGGTTCATCGCTACCATCATATATGATATAAGATAATCCCATACGACTTCTAGGAAATGATCCAAAATCATAGTCTTCGGGTTCTTTGCCCTCGTCTAATTTGATCAGAGAGATTCGTATCCAGTTGATGAAATTATAAAACTTGGGTTTTAGATGTCGTTCTAGTTTTTCTGTGTTGGTGATAATGCCTATGTCAAAACCTTCCATAGCAAACAATTCAATCACATCATTGATATCTTTGCCGGCTTTCTTGTCACGATACAAAAGAGGGTTACCACCGCCGGTAATTTCTACTGCTTTGGCACCCAACTTCTTAAAGTCGGCGCACAGTTTTACCATTTCTTCCCACTTGATAAAACTCTTGAGTGGTCGGGCTGCTACAGAACAGAACGGACAATCACTATCACACATCTCAACAGGACACAGTTGAACCGTTATAGGTTTGAACGTGTCTTCATATTGGATAGAGTGTAACACATCGGTGTGTTGAAGATACTTGTCACCCCATGTACTATATTTTTGTGTTTTTTCTTCAAAGTTCATATCAATTTCATTAGTTCGTCTACGTTTTCACCTTTGTTAGGCAGTTTATCTTTCAAAAAGAAATGTACAAAATGACAGTCGGATATCTGAGTGTTGGCAGTGTACAGACCATTCCACTTCCAGTTCATATGCTTGACAGACACTCTGTCTTTCTTGAGAAAGTAGTTAAGCAAGGTCTGATCGGTACTCCATTTCCATGCACCCTGACCATCAACAAACTTTGCAAACTCAAAGCGTCTGATAAACTGACTCGCAGTCTGACCCTTGAGAAAAGGCTTGAACAGTTTTGAATTGATCAGAATCATACCCATGTTGTAGAACTCAAATCCTGCTCCATTGGGTTTGAAGTCTATCTTGTTATTATGTAGATTACCGTATTGCATCTGCGAGTAGTTGAGGATCTTTTTTGTGTACTCAAAGGTGATAGGCATCTCTCGTTCTGACACAGATCCCCATGCCTTGTCAGTACCAAAGTCATCAAAGATGTTAGGTGCATCCTCTCGGATATAGATGTCAGCGTCAATGATACAGATCTGATCATAAGAATCTAACAGATCAAATGCATTTTCTTTCTCATAGATAGGCAAATATCCACCATGCTTTTGATGAGATTCTCGGCTTCTATTAGAAGTAAAAGGATCAGGTGATATTCGTAATTTTGGTTGTGTCTGTACAATGTGGTTGATATTGTGTCGGTCACAATACTCACGAACAGACTGAATGCAATGAGCATACAGTTTACTGTCGCGACTCTCTCCCACCATGACCTGATATATTAATCTTTTCATAAAAATTTATCCACTCACTCGCAAAATCACAATCTTCATAGCCCTTGAACCAAGGACCACCATCGGTATAATGAATGATGTTAGGTAGTTCAATATCATCATAATAACCTGCAAGATAGTTCCACGTGTGACTTAACTTGCCTATGCTGGATGCCCAATACATCCTGTGCAGATATTTAGGGGTCGCACTATTCACGATGTCGGGCGTAAGCATCTTACACTTGGCATTGTTAAACACCATGACAGATGACCAGTTCTTTCTCGGGTAGTTATGCTGTGTTTGACCGTCCATCTTCACTGCCGTCTTAGGTATGTAATCATGCTTAACACAACTCACAGCGTCTTTTGGATCTACTTCTTTCAATATCTCTCTAATGTCCGTAGTACATAGTATATCACAATCCATGAACAAAGACAACCCTTTATATTTGCTTAGATACGGCACAAAGAATCGTGTGATTGTAAACTCAGATGCGCCTCGGGTGTCATGATGTCTGTCATACAAACCTAAGTCTTCTAGTTCACTGCGAACAATAGGTGTTACTTGAACTTCAGGTGCATACTCAAGAATAGAGGCTCTGGCTACCTCGTATGCATCATTCTCTCGTGGATCCCAGCCTAAAAATACCTTTAGATCAGTCATGTTGAATGGTACTTCCTACGTCAGGCAAGTACAACTGTGTGACATAGTGATGATTAAAAACACCATATCGTGTGATGTAATTATGAAGGTAAGCATCGCTATTGATGGTGATTTCTTCGGGTATATTTGAGATCATCTTTCGTGCAAGGCGTGATGTAAGAATGTAAGCACCGCCCGCTGAGACTCTGTACCCTCGTTCAGAATGTTTTGACAACAAACCACAGTGACAGATGCCTACGATAGGATATCGCTCAATAGATGAGAAGTCAAGGTGTTGAAGAAGGAGAGCATCGTGTTCTATTACGATCAAAGGGTTTGCTTTTTTAGACGCCATGTCCCACATTTTTCTGTGGCTGTACCATATTGACTTCTCTGTATCAGTCAGAGGTTTCCCTTTGTTGCGTCCCTGTGATTTGAGACCAAAGTTTAAGGGTTCGTTAATTGTTTCAAGATCTATGGGTGTTGTACCTGGATAAAAGTAGACCTTGAAACCATCATTGATCCATGAATTGACAACAAGATTCTTGTACGTTTCAGATATTGGATCACCTGGTAGATGAATCATTCCCACTGCTGGTTTAATCATAATGGCTTGCCATATATTTTAGGATACAATCTTCGCTTTACGTCATTCGCCTTGAATTCCATTAAAGGTAAATTGGTCTCTATATCTAGCAGGTAATCTAACACAGTTCTGGGCGATTCGTCTTTCTCGGGTGCATAGAAGTGTATGGCTTGTGGATTGTGTGTCCGTATAATCTTAGAGTTGCCTAGTACAATCATAGGCTTGATCATGTTCTTTGCCAGATAATGATACATGCCGTTGTATGCCACAATAAATCTACAGCGTGATATCAGATGAAAGACTTCACTGATTGGCGTTCGGTGCGTTACCTCTACCACATTAAAGCCTTTCATCTTCAGAATAGGTATGATTAGATCCCAGTATGACGAATCATAACTATCTTTAAACGGTGGATATTTAGAATCAATCCACTTCGTTCTCCATATCACGACCAGATTGTCAATCACAGGCACGTTCAGAAATTGTTCACGAAAAAACCACGTATTGATATTGTGAAGAACTCTATAACCAAACTTGTTCTCAATACCAGAGTGCAATGCACCATCAAGAAAACTCGTGTCGGCGTTGAAAATATTATTTACATCAACGTCTACATTACCGTAGTCATGCATCCGAGTGTGCAGATATCTTTGTTGCTCCACAAGTGTCTGTGGATCTTCAAAGTGAAACGTCCAGTCTTTGTCGTTAGGCCAGTAAAAGTTTAGAGTAACTTTTTTTTTAACATGTGTGAGCAATAGAATGCGGTGTTTAAGCCTAACATTACATCACCAATGCCAGATCTTCCCGCAAAGTTGATTGTTTCGTCCAACAAATACCAATTCCCACCATTGGGATCACGCAGTTTTAGTCTCATAGTCCTTAATCATAGGCTTTTTATTTACTGGTTTAGAGCGTTTGCTCTCACTTCTGTACTTATCTTTTTCCCGCTTTTTGTTTCGCGGATCAAATTTACCATACTTAGCCACTTCAATACTACCTTTTTCCTCTATACATTTTCCAAACGAACCATCAATCGTTCTGCACGATTGGTCACTTGTTTATGCCAACGTGAATCACGACCTTCTACTGCCGCTTTTGCCCAATCACCTTCGGCAATTGCTTTGTTCATATTTTTAAACTTAGATAATCGTGTCCGACCCATGTTGAACATCATGTTGACCAATACCTGTTGGACCTCTTCGGGAAATGCGTCAAAGTCCCCTTTGCCGTATAAAGCGTGACACTCACTGATTGAGGTGTCGAGATCTTTTTCAAAACATTCCCATACTCTCTCTTCGGAGATGACAGTGCCAAACGAGTTACCCCATTCGGGATCGTCATTCGTAACGAGGTGCCCGACACCAAAAGTGTGGTATCCGAGGTGGTCGGCGTAAACTTCATATTTAACACCCTCATCGATTTTTAGTGTTTCAAAAACTTCTTCACGATTCATTATAACTTCTCCAGTGTTGAGAGTAACTCATCATATTTAGCGATGGACTCTAATTCTTTTTCTAACGTTTCCATAAAATCACCATGCTCTGCGACACCGACAGGATTGTTAAGAAACGTATTCCAATTAATAACATGATAGGCTCTTTTGCCTTCAAGATAATGCTTCATTGCTTCCGTAATACTTTGCACGTTCAACCTCTTACTAATTTCCTTGTGTGTGGAACAAACTCATTTAAATGTTGCTCTGCCCAGTCATACCAAGTCATTGACAGGTCGAAAGGTATTTGCAACTCTTCTTTTACATACCAGTCCTCGTGTTTATGACGAGGACTATCTAGTACAGGAACGTCTTCAAACAAACGTATGTAACCTCTATTATGTAGCATATCATAAACTTGAGATTTAAGAATTCTGCCTTGACCGTCACGATAGATATCATGCTCATAAGTTATAAATGAAGCAGTAAGATTCGCTTTCATTGTCTGATAGAAAGCCTTAAATGTATTTTCTGCTGGATCAATATCGTACTGAATAAAATCAAAATGTTTATCCTCTATGCCAGCATAATCAAACTTGATCGCATCAGCAATAACTATCGTCGGATTTCTGCCAGCGTCTGCCCACTTTTGTTCCATGCGAGGCGATATTTCTAGACTGATACCTGTCCAACCATTCAACTCAAGAAGAGCCGTGTTATTGGCTTTGATAGGTTTGTGTGCGCCTATTTCTAGATATCTGCCACTAGGACCAGACAGCAAAAGTGCCATGGTATCAGCCAGATTATAAGACGATGAGGTGTAGTTTTCTAAAGTGCCTAGTTGATTCTCATTATACATAATATTTCTCAGGTGTTACGCACATGCTCCCACGCAGTACCATTTTTAATTTCAGACATTGTAAATTGATTTGCCACTAATGTATCTATCCATTCCTGTCTGTCCTCTGGATAGTAAGGAGTTTCTATTTTGCTAAAGTCAGTGAGTGACATAGGAACTCCTACTGCTATATCATCACAAAAACTAGGCACGCCTGAGAGAATAGCGTCAATACAAACCGCGGTTGTACATGACACCATGGCATAAGCATTCTTTAAATCATCACTTAAAGATTTGGTCGAGTGTTTGTCGCGAATAAGTATAGGTCTGTCGCTATATTTTTGAAGAGTTTGTAACGTGGTATTGAGCCAATCTTTCTTATCAAACTGGAATTCCATATTAGGTGTCGGTGGACATACGAGAATGTATTTGCCGTCTTGTTGCCAAGGTTTTATCTCGTACTTGTCTTTATACTTTGCGATGCGAGCGCGAGCATTTTTGTCTAGATTTTGAATTTCTCGGACATGATACCAATTTTTAGTGAGTCTATAGATTGGTTCACCCAGAAAAGTATTACCGTGTTTTGCTCCTGCAATGTAAGCATGATCAAAATAATACCATTCACGGGCGTTCTGAATAAGAGATGCAGTGCCGCGTAGAATACCAAAGAATGCTACAGGATCATTATAGGTTTCTCGCCATCCTTTCCAACGTGTAGTTTCCCACATATCAACCACAGGACCTTTTCGCTTGTACAGCACACCGCTCGCACTCGCTACCAACGCTCGCACGATATGATCAGTGCCTGGTTTTGTTTCAAATCCTTGCAACATACATTATATTGGTTCGTCTTTATCATTAGGAATGTTTTGAGTAAGTTCTTTAAGCCAATCTTCTTCTTTTTTTGCTTCAAGGATGTACCAATCTTGGTCATAATTAAATTTGTATTGCTTCAGTTTAGCATTCATCTTTTTACCAAGAAAGAACGACCTAGTCATGTAGAACTTGAGTTGCTCTCGGATATTTTCGTCCATTTCCAACGACATGATTATATCCCAAGTCGCTCGTTGGAAATCACAGATCGTTCTGCTGAGGGGGTTGGTGGTTCTGTTTTCATAACCAGCATCAACGCCACCCATGTCTTTGTCTAACATTTCGAAATATTCAAACCACTTACCAGTTTCTATCATCTTCGATAATGTCTGGTCGGAAAAATCATACTTTTTCATTAGACTTCTTTCACCTCTCGGTTTTAAGCAAAGTCCACGCACCATATGCTAGACCTGCCCATGCGAGCATCTTAGCAAGACCACCAAAAAGAATGACCATACCACAGACAGCGCAGATTACCACACCGTCCATTGTTGTACGTTCACCCATAAGTTTCTTTACATATTTCATACGTGTGTTCCTCTTTTCTTGTGACCGTTCCATGCTACAAAACCAGCAAGACGAAGTGACCAATAGGCAAGATAGTTCAGTACTTTAAACCCGTTGACTTCAATACAGATGTCACGGAACAGAATGTCAGCATCTTTCTGTGTGATAGGACCAATGTCACTATACTTCTTGGTATCTTTACGTAACGTAGCATACTTATATGCGTAGTCATGTACTAATCCACCCATGAGCAACACGCCGACAGGTGATAAGAAGGTAGCAAGAAACTTAGGTACGGATGCACCGTCAAACTGAAATCCTGCAGGCACAACATACTTCTTGCCTTCGAGTTCAAACTTCCAGTCTTCTACGATTTCCCAATGACGAGAACCCATCAACCACATCAAGACTCCTTTGAAGAATCCTTTGTCTTTGGTCTCGATAGGCATCGGTGACATCTTAGGCATATTCTTGTAAGTAAACCCTACACGTTCTTCGCCTTGCCCGTCAAAGTGACTGACTACAAAACCAACTAAGACAAGCACAGCAAGGATTGCCCATTGCCAGAAAGTTGTTACTAAATCCACTACTAGATCCATTTTAGATCTCCTTATTTGATGTTTAACCATTCCTTGGTCATGATATAGTCACGCACAAAGTCTGATCGAACAATATCTTCCCATCCAAACTGTACACATGTAAATGCTTTCATGTTCTCTAGGATATTTATAAATTGATTGACCCCAGATTTATCCTTTTCTTGCTTAAAATCGGACTGATAATAATCACCACAAAACATTATTTTTGTTGCTTGCCCGACACGAGTGATCACAGAGTCTAACTCGTGAAAGTTTAAGTTCTGCATTTCATCGACAAGAATGATACTGCTGTCATATGTGACACCACGAATGAAAGATGTGGACTCGAAAGTAATATAATTGTTATGAACTAACTTATCATATGCTTTAGGATCATTAAACATTTCAGTCGCGGCGGCGCGATATGGTCCAGTGTATGCGTTGAGTTTTTCTTCAACAGAACCAGGTAGATAACCTATTTCTCGGGTAGGCACGACACTTCGGATAATGTGAAGAGTCTCATACGGTGTACTTTTGTCCATCACTTCTTCAAGTGCAAGATACATGGCAAGAAATGTCTTACCTGTTCCTGCTGTACCAGTGAGTGCTAGATGATCACCTTCGCGCCACGCTTTCCAAGCATCTTCTTGGTGAGGCGTAATAGGAGAGATTGTGTCCATCTGATCTAGACGGATTCGCATATCGGGGGTTTGATTGTTTTTCATGAATTGATAGTGTTATCTACGAATCCATAGTTGCGCTTTTTCTCTTGAGAAAGCCCTGTATTACCACCGGCTTCTTTCTTGATCTTCTTTAATAGATCTTTCCAGTCGCCGCTAGTCTTGTTTACAATGTTACCCGTGTGCGTAACGTCAGCGGGCATTCGTGAGTGAAACTGCTCCCACTCACCGCTTGCAACCATCACTTCTTTCTCTGCGATAGTGCACAGGTGTGAAATTTCTTCACCCGTTTTTGTATTTCTTAAATCATAGGTTGGCATTAAGCGATCTCATATTTGAATTGCCCTTTATCTAGCATGGTAAATTTGTGCTGTGGATTGAGTGCGGTAAACTTATCTACTGCTTGTACAACACCTTCTTTCCCTTTCCATTGAAGTGATTTGTAATCATCACCTAACATCACTCCACCGGATTTAATCTTTTTGGCAGCGCCCACTAGATCCAAGTAGCAACCTTCGAATGTGTGGTCACCATCTACGTAGATCCAATCAAATGTATTATCTTCTACTTGAGCGAACCATTCTTCGCTGGCCATCCTATGCACTGTAACTTCGTTATGATTCTTAAACATCTCTAGAATACTTTTGTGCACACCATCATAGTATGCAACGAAATCCTCTTCTTTATCTCCACCGATCATAGGTGCATATCTTTTAATCATATTTGCTTTTGCGATGGAGTCGGATGGTAGTGCATACGGATCGATCAGATGTAATTCTTTGAGAGTCTTTGTAACGAGATGTTGAGATGTAGAACCTTTCCAGACGCCAATCTCTGCGCCGATAGTTCCACCTTTGATGTATTTTAGTATTTCGCGGGATCCATTATTTTCGCCGTACATCATAATTATTTTCTCCTAAAAGAGTGCCTCGATTTGAGGCACCCGTCTAGATGTGGATCACCCCCTGTTGACTTGCTGTATTGCCGCATCTAAAAATGCTTGTTTCTTAAGCATACGATGAGCGGCATCGTCTTTACCTTTTTTACTTAACTTGTGAATGTAATGTCCAAGTTCCCTAGAGTCTTTTTTTAGTCGTTCTATTTGGTTTGCTACCATAGGCAAGTCTCCTTGTTATCGATTTGGATTACATAATCATCATGGGATTAAATCAGGTAAAGCCTCCTTCACTAGTTTTTCAGTTAATCCATCAAACTCTGGTTTCTTCTTGTTGACCATTGACACGAGAATCGCCGCGTCTTTGGGGTGAACTGTTTCAAGAATGTCAATGAACATTCTCTCTCTTTTGATTGCGGGTAATTCTTCACTTGCGGCCAAGCCCTTAACAAAGTACTTGAACCTAAGATGGAGTTTCATAAGTGATTGTACAGGAGGCGCATCGTCGGACGCTGGTGTGTAGGGTGGAGTACCAGCGGGTAGATTCCATCTAATACGTTCGTCAAAGGTACCTTGCAAAACATCTCTTATATGCATTTCATCTTCATATCTTCGCAATGTCTCGACTTTTTTCTTCCGCGTTTTTGCGTTTTGAACTTCTGTAAATACTTCCCACACATCACGTTTTCTAACTGTTTCTACCACTTCACTATCTCCTTAAAGATACACTAAGTACATTATACCAAAGACTTGACAAGTTGTCAAGCATTATTTCAATTGGTTATTCCGCGTCTTTTCTTTTCGTCTGCAATCCATTTGATTGCTTTTTGATTCGTTACAGGTGCTTGAGTAAACTTTCGGGCATCAACATACGCACGTTGAGTCTCTTTCTTGAAGTCCTTACCGTCAGAGTTATCAACGACAAGAAAGTTCTTCTTACCAAAGATCGTCTGGAACGCACCAATGTTCTGCTGAATCGTTTCCCACATACGTGCGACTTCATCATCAGGTAACTGTCTTGCTCGTGCACGATTACGTGCGAGTGCTGTTTCTTTGTCGGTGTTTACGAAGATCATTGCGACATCGTAACCAAACTTCTTGAGTTCTTTTGCTTGTCGTTTCAACTTCTCGATGTCACGACCAGTACCGTCGATGGTGAGACCCAAGCGACCTTTGATCAAGATCTCTTGTTTCTTTGCAGTGAGTGTCTTTGCTCTACCACGAATCTCTTGCCCTTTCACAGAGAAGATCTTATCGGGTGTCATGGGTACGAGACCGGCTTTCTGCATGGCGAGTTCGAATGAATCGTCTGAGTTAACGACTCTGTATCCCAATGCAGGGAGCCCAGTCTTTCCTACGATGAACGACTTACCAGAACCAGGCCCACCAGCGAGAAAGATTGCTTTGAAGATTGCGGGGTCGTTGACCCCTTCGTTGATATATTGTTTAAAGTTTAACATGTTTGCTGTGAATTTTACATCCAATAAATTCGTTGTAATAATCGTCTCTCAATAAGACATCGTTCTCAAACTGCAACTTCGCTTCGTAATAGGACATCGCCCCTTTACTGATGCATAATTTTAAAATCACTCTATTATATATATGATCGCCGTGTTCAATTACCTTTTCTTTTAAAAGAGTACTACTACCATAGTATTTACGCCAATCGCTCTCCACGAGCGTCCTCCTCCGTCTCTTCCGCGTTTTTGTGACAGGAAGTATCTTTGACCGCCAAAAGCCTTTTTTACCAATGTATTTCTTACCTGTAGTCTTTTCCTCTATCTCATACACAAAACCCACCAAAGAGTTTAATTCCTCTTCGGTGGGTTCATAGGGTTTGTCGTTGTAATACCATTCGCTCATGGTATTATATATCAGTCGGCTATGGTCCATTCCTCGTTGACATCTTCACCGCACATAGAACAATAGACAGGTAACTCATCTTCAACATAAACTTTTAATTCCACACTCACTTCACACGAAGGACATACGAGTGTGTAATTAAACTCGTCCATTATTGTATCTCGCAGTTGCCTGCGGCACATGCTAGTTCTTGAGAACCAATAGTCATATCAGTGGCTTCGTACTCACTGAGATCTGCCCAGTTAACATCTTTAGGCATAATCTTCAGCAACTCTTTGTATCCTGCTTCATCAGTGTCCTGATAAGGTGCTTGCTTGTAAGTATGGTCGCTGAAAGGCAAGAACGATACACCACTCATGTAGTCAAAGTTCTTGTATGTCCATGCGCCTACGTCCATCCATTCATGCTCTTTGACAGAGATAGTAACAGAAGGCTTATGTTCGCACCAATGCTTCTGATAGATCAACCACATCTCTAACTGTTCAATAGCAGACATATCGGTGCGGAATACTGCACCTTTGTCTACCTTCACGGGAAACGAGAACACAACAGTCTGTGATGGATTCATTGCATCGTCTTCAACAGGGAAGCCTTTATCAATCATAAACTGGGTCAGAGGATCTTTCTTGTCTCCGCGTACAGTACGAATATAGTAGGGGTTATGTCGTGCATGTATGCCAGAAGCGGCGTCCACTAACTGTGAGACGGTACCAGAGGGTTTTACACAGGTGATTGCTACAGATTGGTTGATTCCAAGTTTA